CCGGGAATTGGGGCACTCGCCTTCTCGGACACCGTGCTCGGAACTTTGACGTTGGAGAACACGTTGGCCGCACCGGTGGCGGCGGCAAGGGGAGCCATGATACCGGACTGCTCCAGCTTCTGCTCTTCGCCACCAAGACTGTACAGGCGTTCGAGTTCTTTAAGCTTCAGGTCAAGTTCGGTGGACGCGAGTCCTTTTTGTGTCTCGGCGGCACTCCGGTATAACCCCGCTTGGTCCATCGCGGCTTTCAATGCGCTGTCGTACCCCGATGCCATCTGCTTAGTTTGCGCGCCCAACAAATTCGCTTGAGTATCGGCTCCTAACTGACCCATTGCGTCGAACATCCGCTTGCCGCCTAACCCACCAGTACCCGCGAATGCGCCTTTAAGCGACGGTATCAGCGAGCGTTGGAGACTCTGCTGTTGGAGTCTTTCCATTTCGTCCACTACACCGGGCATCTTCACACCTTTTGCATTGGTGTAACCCGAAATGTAGGGATTCATGAATGACTGAATCATGTCCGGCGTGATTCCGGCGGCGGCAAGCGCGGCGGTGTCGCCAGCGTCGCCCAGCATGGACTCATAGCCGCGAAGCCCAGTGCCTTCACCATCTTCGCCTTTAGCGTAGTCCAGAACGCTCGTCTGAAGGTCCGACATCGGAGCGACAAGCTCTTCGCCGGTCTTTTTCAGCAGTTCCGTGCCGGGTTCAGCGAGACCTTCGAGGTACGTCGTGTACCAGTCCGGACCAGTGGTATCGACTACCTTGGTCGTGTCAATATTCGGTAGGGGATCGCCTTGAAGCAAGCTCATAATACACCTTTCAGATATGCCAAGGGCGATTTAGCCGCTGGGGGAATTGATTTAATGGAGCCGCCGCGTTTGTGCTTGCGGATTGCTTCCCGCATCGCATCCAGCTTCTTGGCACCCTCTTTGTTCGAACCGTCGCCCAGTGCCGCCACAATATCGGCGTCGAACACGTATTCTCCGTCAGCGAGCTTCGCGGGGATGAGATCGTCCTGACCGCCGCCCGCGCCCTGTACGTAGTGTGAACCTTTATGTGGTACATCGCCGCCCGACGCCGCCATTAGTGGAGAAGCCATTATTTTACCACCGTCGGCATATTTCTGTACAGTCCCCCCATTCATGAACGGTTCAAGGACCTTGGAATAGGAGGGTTCAGTACCGTAAGCGTAGTAATCGGCTTCGGGTTTCTCAGCCCCGTCTTCGATCCCAGAGGCTCGGCGCAGGGCTGAAAGTGCTTGTGCTTCTTGGAACATAGGAGTGTCTTGTGGAAGTAGTGCGCCCAGTCCGGCAAGTGGCGCGAGGTTGCGGAATCGACCACCGAGCCATGTCTCGGCGATGTTGCTGTCTTTGGCTTTGTACGTAGGTTCGCTGAACGATGGCCCAGCCATCATACTCGGCGTCTGCTTTTTGGGCGTAGCTAGCTTGAGCTTGGCCGTTTCTTTGCGCCTTTCGACCTCTTCGGGCGTCAGGACTTCGCCGGTTGTAACGTCGATTGCAGTGCCATCTACCACCACCGTATTGCTATCGATGACTTTTCCGGGACCGTCAACGCTGGTGATTTCGCCCGTGTCAGTGTTTACGTTTATCGTAGTAGTCGCACCAGTATTCGTATCTACCACAGTGTTGGTGGTGGTGCCGGTAGTAACGTTCGTCGTCGAGTTCGTATCCACACCAGTAGTCACATTGTTGTTAGTCGTAGTTGTGACGCCGGTATTTGTATTGGTGTTGACGGATGTATTAGTACCAGTATTCGAGTTCGTCGTGGTAGTGGTCGTTACACCAGTGTTAGCGTCTGTTGCCGTATTAGTCGTTACGCCAGTGGCCGCGTTAGTGCTGGTGTTGCTGTTGGCACCCGTAGCTGTGTTAGTATTCGTGCCGGTAGTCGTTGCGGCGTTAGTACCAGTAGTTGTAGCGGCGTTAGTACCAGTAGTTGTAGCGGCATTAGTACCGGTAGTCGTTGCGGCGTTAGTACCAGTAGTTGTAGCGGCGTTAGTACCAGTCGTTACCCCAGTGCCAGCGGTCACATTAGACACGGCTGTGGTTGCGGCGTTTGAAGCCGTTGTCACGTCTGCACCAGCGGCTACAGCGGCGTTCGCGGCAGTAGCGGCCACTACGTTTGCATTAGCACCAGTGACATTCGCGGCGTTTACTACCGAGGTAATTGTGTTGTTAACGTCAGCACCATTGCTGATCGCAGTACCCACTGATGTATCAACGGCTTGAGTCGTGTTACCAGTGGTGGTGAAGATCGATGCAAAATCCGTGGCGGCGGCTGTGTCGGCACCAGTCGCGGCAGAGCTGACCGTGGCGGTCGTGTCAGCTCCCGTAGCCGTTGCGCCACTACCCGCGACATCAGTCGCAGTGGTCTGGGCACCAGCTCCCGACGTACCAGTGTCGGTGATTTTGGTAATAGTCTCTGGACGGAATGAGCCATCGGTGGACGTCAGGCCTTCAGACGCGAATGCCTGTTGAATATCAGCGGAGACGCTTGAACCAGCGGTAAGCGATCCGGAGGTTTTAGTGCCAATGGTGCTACCCGCAATGGATTTCGTCATGGCGGTCGCTAGGTCGTCGCCAGTCGCAAGCCCGACTGCAAGTTCCTCAAATCCTTCCTCCACCCATTCCTTACCAGCTGAGGTGGCGGTCTTATTAAAGAACTTCTCCATCGCCTTTTCGTAGCCTTTGATGAGCGACGCATCCGCGAGAGTGGCTGTACCAGCGGTGATTGCGAATGCTTTCCAGCCGTCAGCGTTGGCCAGCCTTTCAGCCTGATCAACTGGTGTGCCCTTTTGGATTTCTTCGTTGAATTTTTGGCGAGATTGCGAACCCATAGACTCCGAAGCGTTCATGAGAACGTCGGTGGCAATACCAGCGGTTTTACCTAGAATCTTGAATACCGCACCGCCGGTAACGATCGGAAGCACCTCTTGGAGGCCTTCTTTAGCGACTTGAGTGAGCACCAATGGATTGTTGAGAACGGACCTGATCGCGGCGGCCGCTTTTCCAGCGTACGTATCCGCCCCTTCGATGTCGTTCATGAAGTTATTGGTAGCTTGAGTGACACCGGGTATTTCAAGCTTTTGCCCAGTACCTTCGAGTGACTGGCCCAGTTGCACAAGCAGGTTATAACGCTCGGCCACTCCCATGTTGGCCAGCGCAGTGCCAAGGTCAGCGATTTGTTCGCCACCCGCACCAATCAGCGTCGAGAGTGTCTGACGCACCACATCGCCCGAAGTGCCTTCGAGTGTGTTCGCCCAATTCACCAAATTGTTACCGGCCACGTCGAGATTTTGAGCCGTTGTAGATACACCCCTGTCGCCTACACCGGCGATATCGATCATCGGAACTGTGCTACCCGGTGCGTATCTAAATCCACGTTCATCATAGGCGAAGCCCTTGTCATCTACCCACCGGCCTTGATCATCTTTTCCGACAATAGCGGGTGCTTTACTCAGAATGTCTTGAATTGACGCGTTCTTGAGTTGATCGACGGTCATCGAGTTGGCCGTATATGCTAACGCCGCCACTTCTTGGTCGGTGAGCTTATCAAAGGATTTACCAGTCGTCTTCTCATAGGCGGTTACTAACCTATCGACTTCAGTATTGCGAGACTGCTGTTCAATCGCTTGATCAACACCCTTGAAATCACCCTGATCAAAGTTACCGGTAGTGACGATATTGTTACCAGCACCATTTGTCACCGTATTATTGGTAGTTTGAGTATTAGTGGTAGTGCTAACGTTTGTACCAGTACCAGTGTCAGTTCCGGTGCCAGTGTCAGTTCCGGTGCCAGTCACAGTGTTCGCGGCGATGAGTGCTTCTTCGTCAGTCGCACCAGCGGTTTTTGCGGCAACGAACGCCCCAGCACCATCAGTCACGCTATTCGTGATGGTCTTCGCAACGGTAGCATTCGACAAGTTATTGGCCGCATTGATGGTGTTGTTAAGTCCCGCCGCCGCGTTGATAATGGCGGCTCCGTTACCCGTGCCCAGTGCATTAGTAAGGTTTATTGCGGCTCCGGCGGTCTTCAGATCCGAGCTGTTAGTTAGTGTGCCAAGTGAATTCAGCGCACCAGCGTAATTACCAGCGTCGATGTTCGTCAATACATTGAAAGCGTTACCGGCGTCGGCCAACGAGATCGTGTCGGTCAGCATTGTACTGCCAGCCAATGCGCCCACCGTGGGATTCTGCAACAGCGAAGAGGCTAGTGCGCCCAAGTTGCCTTGGTCAACAGCACTGGCAACGCGCAGGCCGGTAGCTATGTCTGTAAAACCACCTGCGCCTGCTAAACTTGCGAGTCCACCGAGCACATCGCCGTTGTCAATAGCGATCGCGGCATTAATAGCCATCGCGAACGGGGCGACACCGGGAATAAACTGCGCTATCGCGAGTAATGGTGCGAAGTCGCCTATATTGCTACTAGAAGCCCCGGTGGTATAAAACACCGGCTTACCATCTGGAGTAAATTGTACCCGATAGGCTGTATTGCCAGAACCCGCGTATGTTCCACCGAATGCGTTGCCAGTTTGACGCTCGCTGTAGGTGTTTGGTACTTCTTGGCCTGTTACTTTATTGCCAAAAGTTGTGTAAGTCTGTTCTGGAACATCTACTGTACCCTGCTCGGTTTCGTAAGAAGTTGCCGGTATTGTCTTTGTAATTTGACCGAACTGACTAATGTCGGTAATTCCAATGCTGGCCAAAATACCAGCCATGTCAGCGGCATTTGCCTGCGCAGTGCCAAAACCTTCACCTTGCCATTTATCCGTTAAGTTTTGCCCAAGAATCTGGCTAGTCAACGTAGCAGTTGCGGCAGAGCCAGTATCTTTAACTGTGTTCCCTTCGGCGTCAACAATCTGTCCGGTGCGCGTCAAGAATGTACCGTTATTTAGATCAACCGCAGTTGCCCTAATGTTCGCATTATTCGCGGCAATTTGATCAGCCTGCGCTTGCGCTTGACTATCCAAGAACGCATCTTCGCCAGTGTAGGCTTGGGCCAATGCACCAGTGCCGCCGGAAGTTACTGCAGTATCTCCAGTGGTCGACGCGCCAGTTGTAGCTTGAGCCAAAGCACCAGTGGTTGATCCGGTATCAATGGTCGAGCCGACAGTTGACCCGGTATTTGAAATCGTGCTGGTATCGGCGTTCAACGCGGCGTTATACCGAGTCGTGACATCGCCCACATCTACATTCAACGCACTCGCTAGTTGTGCCGGGCTTACGCCAGCGGCTTGCATAGTAGTAGCGATCAGTGTGTCATCGGCACCCGGATTAGCGTTGAACCAACCCAAGATATCTGCGGTGGATACTGTGCTCGTAGGTGGAGCCACATAATCCTCGAATATGTCCTCACCAAATTGCTGTGCAAAGTAATCGATTGCCATATTAATTCACCGCAGGGTTAACAGCGTTGACGAGTTGCTCGGCCCACTCCATCCAGTCGTCATACTGGTAGGGTCCGGGAATTCCTTCGTTCGTAAACACGTCGATTGCTTTAAGTCCCGCCGCCCAGTCTTTCCAGTCGGTAGTGGCATCCGGAATGCACAATTGTTGCGATGCATACTGCTCGCACATCAGGGACGCCCATGACTCGAAAGTGTGATAACGAGGGTCGTAGACCAGATTGGTGTTGAGTATAATAGCCATTATGGCCTCACGTCGCCGAGATCGGCGTTCAGGATGACCTTGCCAAGCTGGTAGTCGCCGCCCGCTACATTAGATACGAATTTAAGGCGTAACTCGCGACGTTGTTCGAGCATGTCAATTTTGCCGGTGCTTGGGCCGAATGTGTAGGCCGCACTGGTGGTATCAGTAGTTTGTGCGAATGACCGCCCAGTGACGTACAGTTCCATGTTACCACTTTGCACGAAATCAGGTTCAACACGCTCCAACGCCAGCCACCTGTTGTCGCCTACCGGAGCGGGTTGTGAAGGTCCCCCGGCGACCCATCCAAGATCGTTAGTCTCGAAGAATGATTCTATAGCGATGGCGGTAGCACCCGACACCTTATCCGTTCCGATTTCGTTCTGGTACAGCGATACGAAGTTCATTAACGTGGCAACAGTCAGCACGAATCCCGCGCCTCCGGCTAGCGCGGCCGAGAGTGTGTTACCTACCGCATAGTTTATACCATGCCCATTGATGACTACAGCCGTAACGATGCCGCCAGCCACTGTGATGTTGGCTGTCGCCCCCGTCCCAGCTCCACCAGTAAGAGGCGTGTTATTAAAAGTACCATTAGTATACCCGGAACCCGCATTGGTGATAGTAGCGGTTAGAATACCACCGGAAGCATTTATATTCCATTCAGCGGCGATAGGGAAAGGAAAGATCTGCGAGAAGAATCCGGCGGATCTTTGCGCTCCAGTCGCTTCACCAGCGTCGTACCAGCAATTCTCGCGAACGTTATATATCACCGCGTCAGTACACTCGGTTGCAGTGCCACGTGGATAGAACCACCAAATCTCGCCGAATCGCGGCACTTTAGTGACCCATACCTTCTCGCGTGCGTCGTAGTTCAAGTTATCGAAGAAGTAATTCTGGTTAAACGTGTTCGGGATTTCTTTCACCACACCGTTGTAAAGCAAGAACCGATCGACTCCGCACCAGTAGTACACACCGTCGTACTCGATGACAGATTGAGAGGACAGGATCGAGGACTGGCTCGAGATCAAGTCGTACCGCCAAAACTGTGGAGGAGTGCCAACACCACCAATGTAGGACACGCGGATCAGTGAGTCCAAGCTCCAAAAGAGGCCGGATGGGGCGTTCGATCCACCACGAACTGGAAGCCCTTGCACGATCTTGCCGGTGGCGACGGACACTTCATTCGCGTCGGCCGATACCCAGTCATTAGCATTACCAGCTGAAGAGTTTCGAATCAGTCCATCATTTCCGTACACGAACACATAGGGGTGAAGTGTAACTACGCCGCCCGATACTGACACGTTGTTGTCGAATGTTAACGTAATCGAGGACCCGTTGGCCGTAGCTGGCGCGGAAATCACCAACGCGGTAGTGCTAATCGAAACCACAGTCGCACCGGAGGGTATGCCAGTACCAGATACCGACTGACCGGCACCAATCAAAATATTGGTCGAGGACAGTGTAATATTCGGCGACCCTGATGTTATCGTGGCCGCAACTTGCGTAAACACGCCAATCGGTGCCATGGAAGTACCAGTAATAACACCACCAAGCACAGGCGTGTTAACGTTGTTATCGATAAGTGTGAGGTTCTGACCGGGGTGTGCGAGCAAGAGATTGTTACCAGACCCGCTCACGTCGTAGAATGCATCGAATTGCCACAAATTGTTAGAGTTCGCTGTGAACCCGGAGAGGGTCATGTCGGTGATTCCGGACCCAATTCCCGAGTTATTGATAGGAAGCAACTGCAGACCGCCGGAGAAACCGCTGAACACGTTATTGAAATTCTGTTGAGGATTCAGGTAAATGCCACGAGATGGTCCCGCCAAGTCGTTAACGATCTCGCGGAATCCGCCCATTTTACGAGGACGGCCGCGCTGGAAGCGAACCCAACGGCCGGAATTGTAGAACTGCTTGTCGAATACCGTACCATCCCGCTGGACGCCGGGTTTAGTGTCGAGGGCGAAGACCTTTTTGGTCATGTGAATGTACCCCCAGCAATGCCCGTAGAGAATGTGCCGGACCCAGTCACACTGACTCCGGTAGCGGTAACGCCTACACGTTTGGTTCCAAGCACCGAAATGCCAAGCTCGCCAGCTCCGGGGCGGTACAGTCCAGTGCCGGTTTCAGCCGCGAAGTTCAGTGACGGCGTGCCGACAGTGCCATCCAAGAGGCTCACCGTAGATGCACCAGCTTGTGTGGTATTGGCGTTGAGGAAGTTAACACCGTCGCAGATCAGTGTGGCTTGTTGCCCCGGGGGAATCGTAGCTGTGAATCCAAGACCCGTAGTAACAGTAAGGCTGAACCCGTTATCGGTCGTTTGATTCGAGATTACGTACAAGTTCACGACGGCTGGAAACGTTACCGTCACATTGCTAATCAAAGAGCCAACGTATTCTTGAATGTTGTTAGCCGCTTCATTGTTAGTAAGGAGCACCGAGCCGCCGGACACACTCTTCGTAAGTGCCGTAAAAGTGAACTGGGAACTAACGCCGTAGCCGACAGTCACATAGGCCGTCCCCGTGCACACAATGAACGCGGACTCGGTCGGGTTGAACGTTTTGGTGCTATTGCCGTCGATAAGCTCCGCGCCGGTGCAGGAGACGATAAAAGACCCAGTACCGTTGTTCTTGAAGAGTGTGAACCAGTTATTGCCCAGCGTCGCGGCGGCAGGAAGCGTTGCGGTGCCGGAGCCACTTGACCACACACGGGTTTGCGCACGATCGGTAGCGGCAAATGTCGTCCCAGTAGTGATTGCGGCACTTGGATGGCTCTGGTTTAACGTTGCACCACTGGCGACCAGACCGTAACCCGCGAGCGTCGCGGCATCGGCCGAAGACGTTCCAGTGCCAAAAGCGATTACACCCCAAGAGCCTTGAGCGGTTGGGTTCGCGGTGATGTAAATGTACTTGGATTCGCCCGCCGCCACTGACACGATGGTGTTGGTGCCTTCATAATCTTTGACGGTGAAAGTGTTCGCACCAATATTCCGGATGAGAGCGTCATTACCCACCGAGGTCTGGTTCGCTGGCGGCATGAACAGGTTTAGACCGGCAGTGCTTGCCGTCACTTGCATGATCCGAGCCGCGTAGTCAGCGTTTGTAGTGCTGTTCGATGGCCAATTCAGCTGGGTGTTCGCCGTCAGCGTAACGGCGCGGAAGCTCACATCTGTCGGCTGGATGACGTCACCGGTGAATGGGCTAACGTAGCTCATGCATCCACCGCAATTGCTTGACGGTCGGCAATACGGAGTTTATCCTCCTCGGCCAATGTCCCCATGATTGCGTCGTACTGCGACTGCCACATTGGGATACGCTCGTCGTTCTTAAGAAATGGCATCGCTTGCAGGAGTGAACCGTAAAGCAATGCCTGTGGAGCGTAGATAGTGAACCAGTTGGTCTGGTTACTTGAATCCAGCGGCTGGACCCGCTCGTAATATAGCACCTCGAACGCGTAGGCGGCGGCGGGTGTGGGAGCCACGAGCCAATTCGTGTAGTCGTAGTCCGCGTAATACTCGGGGATTCCAGTGGCTGTAGGGTCCGGCGAATAATTACGGAGATACTCGTACTTACGCAGAAGCACTGGCCGACGCTCACCCGCTACTGTAATATTCATCGATACCGTCTTGTGCCACCGAGAGGGCTTCGCAATCACCGCCGTACCAATCACCATGCTACTGGTGTTAACGGTCAGATTACCGAGGAATTTGATTCGGGACGCTATCACCTGCTCGGCGAGCATGATGAAGAGAGGGATCTTGTCGAGTGTAGCGGTGTCAGTACGGTTAAGATATGACTGGATATTTTCAACAAGAGAGTCGTAGGTCATCACCGACGCGGCAGTCATAGAAGTCCTTCACACGAATGGCTACGTTGGGCAAAATTATACCACGCCTTTGGCATTTGGTCAATCCAGCAATGCACACTCAGAAGTGCGTCTCTTGAGAAGTCCCGGCAACACCTTGCCGCCACCACGAGTCCACAGCATCAACTGCTCTTTTGCACCCTCCCAGTCCCCAGCGTTCACCTTTCGCTTAAGTGTGGAGGTCTGAAGTCGCCCGACACCGAGGTTGTAGCAAAAGTCTACTATCGCGTTGCACTTTCGGACGTCCGTAATCAGCCCCGGACAATTCCGGAGGACCCCGGGAAGGTAGGTGTGCTCAAGCTCGATCATTAATAGCTCCCGTGCCGTAGGTTCGTCCATCGGAGGATCCTCGAGGGTCACCTTTCGCTTGTCGGCGTAGTAGGTGCTCCCGTATCCAATAGTGGCTACGTTAGCCGGGCAGAGGTAGGGCTTGGCCCGATACCCCTCGTACCGGCGGCAGAGTTCAGCGGCGAGTTCGAGGTTCATATGCCACGTTGCTTCAGAGTGCGGTCGAGGAACCAGTAGTTAATGGTGCCGGACAGCAGAGCGGAGAAGTCGGGGGTCATCATCGTCTTGAACACTTCGATCGCGGGTGCACCAGCGAGCCAAGCATTGTAAGCGAACCATACATGAATAAAAGACCAGACGAACAGCACCCAGTAGGTCACTAGGGGTCGGACGGAAGCCGAAAGCCCTGCTACCCATCCACCAGCCGCTTTGACCATCTCGGCTTGCTGAATGATAGCATTGTTAAATGCATCCATCACCCCGACGTCCACTGCCGCTTCACGCTGTGCACCAATCTCCGCAAGCTTTTGCTGGCCCCGGAGCTGTTCCAGCTCGCACTGGCGGGCGAACATATTCAACTCGTGCATCCGCTCGTTCTTTTTGTCGAAGAACTTCAGCACCTCGGGGGCCAAGCGGAACACGCCGCCGAATATAGAGCCTAAAATACCACCACTTAAGATATCTAACATGATTACTCCTTACAAGGTTTAGATTTATCGTCGTTCTGCATGAGTTTGATACCACTCAGGAACCCAATCATACCGCCGATAAGAGTAGAAAAAGCGGGTGAAATCATCTTGAAGATCTCGGCGTTGTCCACTTCCTTCGCCCACAGACCAAGCATAAAGCTGATTACCATGGCCAATACGGAGATGCACAGGGTGGTGCTTACCATAAGTGTGACGTACAGCGTCAGCTTGTCCCGGGTGTCCGGAGTGGGTTTCTTTACTGGTCTGGGTATGGGTCTCTTGGTCATACATATATATCCAGCTTACGGTTGGTAAAAATCTCGAGATTGAGCTTATTACGCTCGGCTTTCTTCACGTACAGCTCGAATTCGAGGTCGTCTATCTTGTCTTTCACCTTGCGCATTTTCAACGCTTGCGCATACTCTTCCTGCAAACGTTCCATTCTGCGCTCCAGCGCGTCTGTCTTCGTCGGATCGCCTCCGGGCTGAACCATTGGGTACCACTTGTGAATGGGCGGAATCATTTCTTTTCACGCTCAAGTGCATCTTTGTATCCATGAATGACTTTCGTCCTGAGTTCTGCAGAGTCCGCTGTGCCAGCCCACTCGGACAAATTGTTCCAGATGACCGCTAAATCTTGGCTTCTGCAAAACCGCACATTGTTCGTCAGCCACATCGACATTTGCTGATGTCGCTCCGACGGGTTGTGGATTGTCCAAGCGATCGACCAGAACTCGCGCACATGGCACCCTTGCTTGGACGACGCTCCTGCGATGACTAACGACAAGAGTAGGATTAGCCAGCGCATCCATGCCTGTGCCTACAGATTGAGTAGCTTTTTAACGAACTCCGCCGCTACGCCGGGACCAAAGAGCACCGCCGCGAGGAGTATGTACAACAGATACTCCATGGTGCGCATCCGCTCTTTACCCCGATCGAGCTTGTCTTCGATCGAGCGATAGCGTTCAGCACACACCGCTTCGTGGACGGCGAGCTTAGTCTCCACTGGTTCCATCTTCGACCTTAGGAGTTTCAGCTTCAGGAGGCTTTGCGGCGTCCTGCATTGCTTGGATCAGTTGGAAGACTTCTTGGTATGGGCGTGTGCCTAAGTAACCCAAAAGTTGGTTCACTGTTTCAATTGGTAGTTGCAGTTTCATGTTTATCCTTCGTGGTTTCAAACGCTTCAATCATAAATGTTTTATATGGCTCCAACTAGCCCCAACAGCAGTAACAGAAGAAGCCAGCGCATCTGACATGGCTACTCAGTTAAAGGAAACTGTTGAAGCAGTTCTTCGGCTTGCTCTTTAGTAATATCTTGTGGTGCAACATCGTCTGTACCATCGCCATCACGAATAGCGTGAATGCACGATAAAACAGTATTGTCTTCTAAGGCTTCAAACTCATGGCTTACACCTTTTGGTGTCACAAGAATCTTTGGAGCAACGTGTTCTTTTTCAACACCTCTTGCCCGCATAACTACCCTGCCAGTTGATAACAAAGTGATGTGGTCAAACATATGAACATGGCCTATGACTTTATCGCCAGCATTATTAAGGCACATTAGCTTGACAAACACATTGTCAACAATTTGAATTGCGCCACCTACGCTCATATACGCTCCACATCAACTGTCACTGTGGGTGCGGGTTCAGGTTCAGGAACAATGGGTTCTATTGGGGCAATCCAATTTGCGCCATCGTATCCCCAATCTTTGCCAACTGCTTTATTGTCAACATATTCAGGAATAACAACCCAGCCCATCTGAGCCGCAAAGTCAGGCTCTGCTACAACAATATTGATAACAACTCCGTTTTCAATTACAGCGTATTTCATTTTTACCCCTTACCAAGCATAGACACGAATTCGTCCACCGCCCCCAGCACCGCCAACGCCAGTAGACTGCGAGTTGCGTGAGGCACCCCCACCCCCACCACCACCACCGCCAAGAGCACCAGCACCGCCAGCACCGCCAGCAGTTGTTACTCCAAATCCACCACCACCACCACCTTGGCCTGATAAATTTACCATTACAGCCCCTGCGCTACCAGCACCGCCTAGTGTTGCTGTACCCGCACCACCACCGCCTTGAGTTGCTTCAGAATTAGCAAATCCATAACCACCACCATCAGCACCTGCTCTATCGTTGTTGTATTGATCCCTACCACCGCCACCGCCACCGCCACAACCACCAAAAATTGATCTACCACCTTTTTTTGCTGTAGCAGTTGATCCACCTGTCCCACCGCCACCTGACCCACCCCATTCGCTAGATAGACCACTTGAACTACTATTACCACCCCCACCACCGCCAATACCATAAGTAGCAGAAATTGTAGGAAATCCACCAACTGCGGATGCGCCTGATCCAGCAGTAGCATTAGCGCCAGCACCGCCCGTTCCACCACCACCAGCACCAGCAAAGTCCGTTGTAAGGTTACCAGCACCGCCACCACCTCTACCACCCCCATAGGCGTAAAGATAAGTACCAAATGAGGTATCACCGCCAGCAGTTCCATTGTTTCCTGCGCCATCACCCGCTGTTCTTGCCGCACCTCCTGTGCCTCCCGCACCAACGGTCACAGTAACAGTAGAAGTTAAATCCGAAGCTAAAAATACTAGTCTTGCTCTAGCACCACCACCACCACCAGTGCCGCCCATACGATTTGTTGCATCACCATTTCTAGCTCCACTACCACCGCCACCGCCACCGCCCCAACACTCAACTTCAACAAAAGTCACACCAGCGGGTTTTGTCCATGTGCCAGATGAAGTAAAGGTTTGAGCATTAGCAGTTGAGCCACCTGCGGCTGTAATTGTTTGGTTAGGCCAACTACCAGTGATTGTGATGTTAGTTCCTTGAACAAGCGCAGGGGTTGCTGTGCCTGTACCACCATTTGCAACTGCAACTATTCCTGTAACATTTGCCGCTGTACCTGTTGTGTTTTGGTTTAGTGTTGGAAATGTACAGTTTGCCAAATTACCCGAAGTAGGTGTTCCTAGAAGAGGAGTTACTAAAGTTGGGCTTGTAGATAAAACAGTATTTCCAGAGCCTGTAGAGGTAGTTACTCCTGTACCTCCATTGGCAACAGGTAACGCTGTACCCGACAAGGTGATTGCCAATGTACCGCTTGTTGTAATGGGTGAACCAGTGATTGACAAGAACGTGGGAACCGTAGCCGCAACGCTAGTAACAGAACCTGACGCGCCAGCGTTAGATGCCAGCAACGTAACAGTGCCTGCGCTGTTCTTTGCGTACAGCTTCATGTCGGCAATGTTTAAGCCAAGTTCTCCGTTTGCTAGGTTGCCAGACGTAGGAACGGCAGAAGCCGTCGTGCTGTAGTACAGCGATATTGGGGTGAAGCCTGAAGCCGCCATTAGAAGGTTCCTCCGAAGATGCCAGTTGTGGCAGTCACAGTTGTGAATGCACCAGTTGATGTAGTCGTCGCACCAATCGATGTGCCGTTAATTGTCCCACCAGTTATAGCTACTGCGCCAGCACTTTGTGTCGACATTGTGCCTAAGCCAGTGATCGCTGTATTAGGGATTGTGGTCGATGCGGACACAGCGCTTGTGCCGTTACCGAACAGATAGCCAGACAGTGTGGTTGCGCCAGTGCCACCATTTGCTACATTCAATGTGCCAGCAAGGGTGATCGTGCCCGTTACGGTGACAGGGCCACCAGATGTTGTGAGTCCAGTCGTACCGCCAGACACATCCACGCTTTGTACCGTACCACCAGCGGCAGGGGTTGCAGAGATCGTGATGCCACCAGCAGTGTTTGAGATGCTGACGTTCGTACCAGCGGTTAATGTCGCGAGGGTGTAGCCTGTACCATTACCAATGGCCAACTGACCGTTGGATGGCGTAGCTGTTAAACCTGTGCCGCCGTAGCCAACACCAATAGCTGTACCGTTCCATGTGCCAGCCGCCAGCGTACCTACACCTGTGATACCAGTGTAAGAACCGCTTAAACGACCAGTTCCTAGCGTTCCAGAGCTGATGTTCGATGCGTTGGTAGTGTCTGTAGTAGCGGAAGCCGCAAGACCCGACACAGCGCCAGCCGCAATAGCAATAGACGTGTTGGTGACCAAAGTCAATTGACCTTGGGCGTTAACAGCAAAGACTGGGACTTGAGAGGCAGAACCGTAGGTGGCCGCAGTCACGCCAGTGTTGGCAATGTTGAACGTGTAAGAGGGTGACTCATTCAGACCAGTACCAGCGGTATAGGTCAAAGGCGCACCAAATTGCTGGAAAACAATCGCTGTTGTCCCTACAGTAATGGGAAGTGGCGTCTGCTGTACCCAAGAGGTATTGGCAAGTGTTGTACCTGCTGTGATCAAGAAGAAGTCGCCAGCATCGATTTGGTCTACGCCCGTACCTGCTGTATCGAAGTCAGTTGCGCGAGTTAGGATGTAAGGAGCACCAGCAGATCCTGTCTGCGTAACCGTGTACACACCATTGTTTGCCTGCGTAACTTCGTTCTTAACCAAGATACGATTGCTGGTCGCAACTGCTACACCATCCACACTCAATGCGCCATTTGCGTTAGCTGTCAGCGTAGCACCAACACCAGATGTGCCGTTGTTGTAGGTGTTCGCCGCCAACGCAGTAGTGGTGGCCAAACGGCAGGATTGGTGGAAGTTAATACCGGAGGCAATAGCATCCGCATAGTCTTTGTTGACAATGTCGTTGCCAGTTGTTGGTGCAGTGCTAATCGTTCCTGTGGTCATCGCCACTGAAGTGAACGTACCAGCCGCCGCAGAGCTTGCACCAATAGTCGTGCTGTTGATTGTGCTACCAGTTACCGCTAAGCCAGAAGCAGTTCCGCCTGTGATCGCAACAGCAGAGGCATTCTGCGTGGACATGGTCCCCAAGCCAGTAATGTCCGTATTTGGGATCGTTGCACTGGCAGTCATCGCTGATGTACCGGAGCCTTTAACATACCCAGTCAGTGTGCTCGCGCCAGTACCACCATTTGCGACGTTAAGGACGCCGCCGAGAGTAACTACGCCACCAGTTGCAGATGAAGGCGTGAGACCTGTGGTACCCGCGCTGAACGTGGAAACACCACCAGCGAGCGAAAAGCTGTTCCAAGCGCCATTAGCAAAGCCCTCAAAAACTTGAGTGTCGGTATTGTAGCGGATTTGGCCGGTAGCCCCTGCAGGGGTCTGGGCGGTTGTACCATTTGGTACTACAACACCACCAGTGCCGGGGAGAACCGCATTGCTCGCAATGCTGAAAACGGGAGCACTGGCCGCGCCATCAGCGTTCGCGATATCGATCTGGTTCGCAGTCCCAGCCAGCGTACGGCCCGAGACCGAAGTCCCGCCGCCGGTCAGAGCAAGCATCCCCGTGCCGGACAGTGCGGCAATTGAAGCCGCGATGCCGCTTAGAGCGAGAGTCGGATTGCCGCCGGTGCCGTCAGCATTTGAAACGCTCAGACCACTACCGGATATGGCGATTGATCGGTTAATGACCGTGTTTGCGCTGTCTTTGACTACGATGCCGCCCGCCGCCGCGTTCAAGCTAGCGGCCGCGCCATCCAGAGCGATTCGGTAAAAAGATTGAGCACCACCATCAGTCAGCGTTAAACCCGTGTTGGTCGAAAGGTAGCGGCTGTTCGGGAGTGTGGTCTCCTGATTCTTCGTCAGAAACGTCTGATTCTGCGAGGGTGAGGCCGAGATCGCACCTGTCGTCGTCTGAACCGTTACACCATTCTGTACAATCGGGACCGCCTCAGTGCCTGTAATTGCACCGGCGGCGGGTAGTTGGGTAATGGCTACTTGTGCTGACATTATGTACTCGTATTGTTAGGTGGACTCGGAGCGATAGTGTCCCGGTTGCCATTGGTAGACGGCGTCTGCGTGTTCCCCTCGGTGGAGATCTGGAACTGGCTGGAGCCATCCATCGACTGACTGCCGGTCATCAGGTAATCATCGTTAGCCGCCACGCTGACGTCCGGACGCGGAAAACGCAGGTTAATACGCTCGGTCTTACGGGCGGGCAGACGGTACGGGTCGAACTGGTCGCGGCATCCCGTGTCGCAGACTCGCAGTCCGGGGAAATTCGGGTCGGGTCCAAGTCGCACAAATGCATACTTCATCTTGCACCGGTCGCACACAGCGATGGCGACCGAGGCCAATCCGCGAGTGTCGAGGAATCTTGGCATTACGTCGTGTACACCGAGATATTCGGTGCCCAGTAAATCGGGGACTTGTCGCGCTCTTCTTGCTCGGCGTCGTTGAAATTCCGGTCAGCTTGACCTTCAAGATATTTGACGCGTTCGAGTGGGACAGCGGGGAGTATCAGCGACATCCGGTGCGCAAGCATCGACTCAACGGCGAGGAGCCAGCGATCGGGGATCGCAAGTTCACCGGAAAGTGCTCCAATATCCTCGATCTGTGCGGAGTACCAGACCGTCATCTGAATGAAGGGGTCCGAAGGTACTGGCCACAGGTAAATCGAGGGGACCGGGATGGTACGGTCGAACCAGAACTGGTAGGGTTGGTTCGCCGTGAAATTCTTGTTGGGTAAGTTCGTGTAGTCGTCACGGTTCAAGCGGGCCATCTGAATCTCTCGGCTATTATTACCAAGATAGAATTCACGAAGCGCAAGCGTAGTACCTCCGGAGGCCCGGACGCGGTATGCGATCACATCCTGCCCGGGGTCTATGTCGGTCCAGACCCATTCGTTGTCAGTCACCGCTATCGAGCCGAGGCTGTCAAGGGTGTTCCACGTGGAACCGTCCACGGAGTATTCGTACGTTATTGTCCAAGTGGCACTGCCACCACCACTAACATATGGCAAAATACCAATAGAGCCAATGTAGACAGGATTGCCAGTGCCGTAGTTAACAGATATATTACCATTGGCCGATGTTTGCTGACAAAACGTACTAGTGTCGCCATCGTATACATTTGCCACTGTTCCTCCAGCAGAAGTCGAATAGCTTCCGGAAGGCCTTTCCATCTGTCGGTACAACACGTTAAGGGCGTCGTTGGACCCCACAGGCATGTTGTAAATGTACTGGTCCGCATTCAGTCCGATCACAGTCTTCTTGATCGCGAAGTACTGAATACCCTTGTTGATAATGGAAGAGAGGACGTAAAAGAGATTACGCTTTGACGATTGCACCTGCTCGACCGTAAGCTCCTCGGCGAGCTTTCCTGAAGCCCGAGCCGCGTCGTCAATCAGGTTCTGTACGCTGACTGTCGTTAACCCTACTGTGCCAGATGTTGCCATTTATTACCACCCCGGGCAATTCCAACGTTTAAGTGATGCGGCTTTCCGGGTCGGACGCCCTTGGTCGTCCTTCAATGGCCCCGGATTACCCTCCATCCTAGCGCAAAATGAATCTCGACGTGGTCCCCCTTGGGGCTGTGGAGCTTTCAGATTACTGCCAGTTTCCCGATTATACTTTGCCCGACCCTTTTCTGTCAATCCTGCACCTTTTTCGACCGAGAGCTTCTCGCCCCGACCTATTGCAAGACTCGGGCCGCCGTCCTTCATTCGGGCGGTTTTTGCGGATTGCTTGAAGGCTTCAGCCGTTGGCGCACCTTTGCTACCCACTCGGCGCATTTTCTCGCCAGAGCCTTCAGCGATTCTCGCACGCTTTGCATTGATATTGTCATACAGGCCGCCTTCCTTGAATTTTTTGCCCTCATCGGCTCGGAGATATTCTTTGCCGACCTTTTGGGGTACACCGCCGAAGCCGCCCTTTGTGTGAGCGGCGGCTTGCATCAACCGATGCTGAGCGGGCGATTTACTTGGCATAGTTAACCGTAAGATTTAACCATCTCAAGGACAATGGTGTAGAAGTCACCCGCAGAAGCATCAGCTGTGCTAAACAATACATCACCAGTTTTACCGGCACCTGCGTTGTTAGTCAAACCGCCGAACTTTTCAAAATCCATGGTGTATGTAGAATTTTGAGGCACACACCAGCAAAATACATCTGTCGTCGCATCCCAGTAAATCTGTACTTCCAATCCATGAGTTGAGGCATGGATCTTAGTGATTGTGACGCCATCACACGCTTGGCCAGATGCACTTGATGTTAAAGTAGATACATCCACCTTAATCACTTTGCTTTCACCAGTACCGTCAGAGAGGTTTGTGAATTTCATAATCGCCATCCGCTCACCATCCAAGAGCGTCTGACTTGCGACTGCGTCAGCCATAATTTATCCTTTAAAAGGACGGGAGCCGAAGCCCCCGCCTTACTTAACGAACCCGACC